TATACACTCTCGCACCTAACTTTGTAGTTGGCGTTAAATCGCTCTACTCACGAACTACCACTCGTAAATCGAATTCGTTTTTCGTGTGGACCTTCACATTTAGTGTCGTGTTTAGTTATGAAGTTATGTAAAAGACTTTTTATATGTCTAAAACAAAACCATGTTTTATGCTCTAAACTTGTAAAGTATTTCTAGCGGAAGAGCCGCTATTTCTTTGCTTTGCAAGTCGCCTGACACGCCAGTCAGGTCTATTTTAACCTATAATATCTGAAGACTTAGATAAGATATTATACATTATAGGTTACCTCCTTACCAGGAGTTGATGAATATTGATACTCTAGGCGCCACGAACATCAGTGGCACACGCAGTTTTGTATCGATTCACATGGCAACATGTTGGAGTCTAATATAAGGATGGAAAATTTGTAACGACTCCAGTTACATGAACTATTTCCGGGCTTTACGCCCAGCCTATCCCGCACATAAAAAGCGAACATCGCATGTATATTAGCTATTTTACTTGGGGATGATATCCTGAGTTTTTTATGCCGCACACAAGCTTTGCGGTACACTATCTTTCGACGTGGGTGACGCCCCGTGGGATTAGATGTACGCGACAAAGAGGAGCGATCCTTTCTTGTTATGCAAAATAAAATGTATTCTATCAATGGAAATTGTCAAATTTCATTTACCTTTCGCCTTTGGTTTAGATGACGGGACCTGAGAAATCCTAAAGACTATGCATTCAACACAGTACGAGCTGATGTTGTTAAGGGTATGCGACCCTGTAACAGTTTATTCTATAAAATGCTGAAATTTAAATTTCTGACAATTGAGGACCCATTCCGCCTATCTAGCGGCGTGGGATTATTGCTTTACTTTCCAAATTATTCGATTTTTATTAGGCCACATGTCTGTTGGTAAATATGTTCAAATCGTCTCATTTTCGAAGTATAGCTGGAAAGAAGGAGGTGTGAGAGGTCCCAAATACTGCTCATTACCTACCCGAAGGCTTCCTCTAGGAAAAACCGCCAAGAAACAACTTTGGGGCTTGGTTTCGAAACCTGAAATAACCCCTCTCAACTGCTTTAAAGATGAAGCAGCCTAAACATACTATCACCTGTCCCCACTTGTAATCTCAAAATATCTCTC